CGTCTACTCTTTTTTAATTGAGTAGATGTCATGCTGATAACAGCCTGGGACCAATTTCCATCAGTTCCTTGTACCATTACATAATGATAAGCTGTTGTAGCAATATAGTTTCCGTTAGGAAGGACATCTTTATATGTCATTTGATCACGTTTAGTTTGACCCAAGATGCCACTAGAGGCATCATGCATTTCCACTAGTCCGCCACCAGTTTCACGTGGTTTCCACTCCACGTATTTTAGTTGATAAAGTACAGGTATCACATTTAATGATGCGCTGACTTCTTGTGAAACAGTATTGTAGAACTGTCCCACTTTTGCTCCTTCAACGTATTCCGCTTTAGACGGATTAAGTTGAGGGCTAGTTGTTTGTAGTATGTTAATGTAAGGGATCATCACATCTCTTGACATGTCAAGATTGCCAAATCCACTTGCATCTTTTGAATCACCAGCAAGAACTGCTAGATCTAACTTCGCTGCTTTTGCAACTGCTTTAGTCTGTGCCATAGGGCTTTTCTCCTTTATTCTTTTATTGTTGTTTTTTGTCCGACGAAAGCTCCTAACAAATCCATAGGTAACTCTTTACCTGCTTCATGTTGCTCCCGTATAAATGCGCGAAGGGTGGAGGGTTCGACCCACTCGCGTTGCGAAGACGGATAACCCTTTTCATTTAAAGTGTCAATCAATCCTCTAGCTTTCTCATCTTCATCCCGTCCAAAGCTACAACTGACTTGGTTCTTTATCATGTCCCCAAATCCATTGTTCCTTAACCATGCAAATGCTGCTTCTTTTTTAGCTTCTTTAATAGATGCACCGTAATAGTTACCAACTTTTAAGTGTCTACCATCTGCAAGTTTTATCTCTGATAATCCAACCTCTGCAAAAAGGTTAGGTAAAACATTTTCTGATAAATGTTTTTTGTAATCTTTTTTAACTTTTAATTTATCTTCTAAATCTGTTATTTCTTTTTCAGTGTCAGCTACATCATTAGCTACTGCACCAATTTTACCCATACTATTATGACCCATACCTTTAGAATCATTTTTCATTTGGTCTAATAAATCATTCATCTTTACCCCACAAATCTATTTCTATATCGTAGTATCGTTTCTCATCACGATCCCACTTAAGTATTTTAAACTTACCTCTATTCATCTCACTAACAACCGCGCCAGCTAAAGCTATAATAGCAGGGTCACCCATTAAAAGCAAGTAGTCATCATCACAAAATGTGGATAACTCTTTTTTTAATTTATGTGTTAATGGACCAGAGGATAAAACTATTTGTTTATTATCCGGAAGTAATACTTTTAAATCACCAAACTTTTCAGCTGATCGAACATTTCTTCCCATTTCTTGTAAAACGTAAACTGTCATAATTTTATTTCTTGCCTTGCATTATAGCATATGATATAATTTGCGTCAACATTAGAAATAAGAATGTACAAATTTAAAACTGAACCATATCAGCATCAAAAAGATGCGCTTAAAAAATGTTGGAATAAAGAAGCATTTGCCATTTTTGCAGAAATGGGCACAGGTAAAACTAAAATTGCATTAGATAATGCATGCATATTATATAACAAAGGCAAAATAGACCGCTTACTAGTGGTTGCCCCAAAAGGAACGTACATGAACTGGGTTGAACAAGAAATCCCCGTTCACGTTCCAGATTACATAGAAAAGAAAGTATTGGCATGGAAACAATCTACCAGTGCACAATATAGACAAGATTTAAAAGATATCAAAGACATCAATGATTTTAGATTTAAAATTATGGTAATGAACGTAGAAGCTTTTTCTAGCAAAAAAGGTTTAGAATTTGCTAAAATATTTTTGATCGGTAAGTCTATGATGATTGTTGACGAAAGCACTACAATTAAAAATCCACAAGCTAAACGGACTAAATCAATTTTACAGTTAAGAAATGAAACTAAGTATCGCAGAATATTAACTGGTTCACCAGTAACACAGTCACCCATGGATTTGTGGGCACAGATGGATTTTCTTGATCCAGAAATATTAGGACAATCTAGTTACTATGCATTTAGAACCCGGTACGCCGTGGTCATTACCGCAAATGCCGCAGGTGGAACACACAAGTACCAGAAGATAGTTAAATTTAAAAATTTGGCACAATTAGGACAGTTAGTGTCACCACATTCTTACCGTATTCTTAAAAAAGATTGTTTAGATCTACCTGATAAAATATTTACTAAACGTCCTGTAGAATTAACAGATGAGCAACATAAAGCATACAGTGAAATGAAGTCTACTGCTATGACAATGTTGCACACTGGCGAAACGCTTACAGCTGTCAATGTTTTAACACAATTAATTAGACTACATCAAATTACATGTGGTCATATGAAAACTGATGAAGGTGAAACTGTGCAGTTAAAAAATAATCGTCTTAACGAGCTTATGCAAATACTAGGTGAAACTACAGGAAAAGTTATTATTTGGGCTAATTATATTCACGATATTATTTCTATACAAAAAGCAATCAATGAAGAATTTGGGCCACAATCATCTTGTACATATTACGGTGGAACTAAACAAGAAGATAGACAAGCGTGTATAAAAAAATTTCAAGACCCAGAAAACCCAGTGCGTTTCTTTATAGGTAACACACAGACTGGTGGTTACGGAATTACGTTAACAGAAGCTAGCACTGTTATTTATTATTCTAATAATTATGATTTAGAAAAAAGAATACAATCAGAAGATCGTGCACATAGAATAGGCCAAAAGAATAAAGTATTGTATATTGATTTGGTTGCTAAAGGAACTGTTGACGAAAAAATTATACAAGCACTTAGAAACAAAGTTAATATTGCGCGTGAAATAAATGGAGAAGAATTAGCTAATTGGATTTAAAGAATAGATTGATTGTATAAATCTAATTTTTTCATAAAAGCATCACAAGCCCTTGTAAACTTTTCGCCTGTTAACTCAAAACGTTGAAACGTTAAATCACGAGAACACATAAGAACCACACCTTGTTCAATTTCTGTATTAAATAAAGCGTTGTGTGCCTGGGCGTATGCAGCTAGTTGCATGAGATAGTCTTGTATCCACTCACGCTTCTTTGGTCTATTAGTTTGTTTAAAATCTATAATCGTTGGTTTACCTTTATACATGGCAATCATGTCTGCTGTACCAGCATACTTATTTGGATAATATAAATGAACTTCTGAGCCATACACTTCTGTTATATCAGCACCTGCTTCTTCAATTATTTTCTTTGCCATTTTTTCTGCCTGTATTCCTATGTCCGTAAGATCTAAGTACTTTTCTTCGTTCACTAAACGTTCTATATATAGGTGGAGCGCGGTTCCAATTTTACCAGCGTCAGATATAATTTTTTCAGCTGCTGCTTCTCCAACTTTTGCACGCCATTGTTTTAAAAATGATTTATCTTTTGTTTTATTTAAGACAGTAGTAACAGATGGTAAGCTTTCACCATCAGGTGTAAGATATAAACGGGAATCACCATCCTGTCTTTTAAGTTCTGCGTAATTATATTTCTTTACTAATTGCACATATGCTTATAGCATATTTTATACTTTTCCACCACTATTATATAACATGTAATCTCTGTTACCAGCAGCGTCTTTCTTTTTCATTATTTGTCCAATGTATTTAAATATTTGTGAATCTTTTAAACCCATTTCTCGAAGTCTATTTACTACAGAATAAAACATAGAAATTTTAGCACTGTCCATTTTATCTTGTGGTGGGTGAAAATGAGTCATACCAGTAGAAGGACTTCTCATTGATCCCATGTCTTCAATGTTTTTATTCATACTCATTCTTCGAATTACACCAGGATTATTAATATCAGATCCCATAATTCCTTTAGAAGGTCTAACAGCATAATGAGCAGCTTCAAAAGGTTCAGCTGACCACCATTCCCCAGGTTTTTTACCTTGGGTTAAACCTGTTTTAGAAATATATTGCTCATCAGGAAATAATGTTTCTCCTCTAAAAAGATTTTTTATTTTTCCCTTTCCTGTTTTAATAGTGTTTCGCAAAGGAATTGTATCAACGTGTGTAGGTAAAGCTGCTAAATCTTCTGGAGTTAAATTTCCTTTTGCCATGTAACTTTCCATAGGTTGACGTCTGGCATATCCTCTTAAAAATTCAATACCTTCCGGTAACCTTGATTGATCACCTATGGAACTTTCCCAATAGTTTCCCTGCACTATGTTTTTTTTCTTTCTAGCTAATTTTTTAGCTAACATTTTAGCCGCTAATCTTAGTACTCCTGCTCCAGCCATTTATTTACCCAACCGCCATGCCAGCATGCGGATTAAAACTAGGAGGATTAGGTGTAGGATTCCATCCTTGCCCATATATTTCAAAATCCATAGCTTCTTGAGCACCCATAACGTTTTGTCCAAATCTATCTGGTGTATAGTTCCAAGAGTCTTCTATAGGTTCCATGTAATTATCTGAATCAGATGTTATATTTTGAAATTGGTTAAAGTTTTGCAAACCTTTAAAGTTTAAGTCTTCACCATGTGACCATTTATTAGGAAAATATGTGTTATCAATATAATGTATAGTTGGATGATAAGGGACTCTTTGTATATGATGATCGCTGCTAGAATAATCAGATTGATAATTATCAGGATAAGGAAAAGCATCTGTTAAATATTTATCAAATCCTCTGTGTTTAGGATACATCATGTAATGAATACCTTCATGCCCCAAAGTTTCATTTAAATCATCTCTGTCTAAATATCTATTTCCAGGAGAACCATAAGTATATTTAAGATAGTCTTTATTTAAAGCTATTTCATCTAAACGAGGACTATAATATCCTTTTGAACCTGATTTAGAAACATCATTTTCTTTTCCATACTTTCTAATTAACTCGTTATTATCTAAAATATCTTGTAACCCCATGATGCCTGGCATAGGATAATTAGTAGTAGGAAAAAATCCTGTAGAAGAACCTCTTTTAAGTTCCGGGTTTCCTTGTGAAGCATAATAATCTAATATATTAGTGCTGTCATAGATTTCACGCTCGATAGGATGAGGAGAAAAACTTCTTGTTCTATTTACTCCATAATCTTTCCTTGTTAATGGCACAGCGCCCATTTCATTCATAGGATGAGGAGGTAAATGATCATAAGTTTTTAACTTATAAGGAATTCCTTGTTCATTAGTTGCATAAGGAGGAGGAAAATTTTCCTCCATATAAATATCTTTTATAGATTGACTGAATTCTGGATCCTTATAGTCGGATTGCCTATCAATATAATCTAATACTTCTGCCTCATTCATCATGTAAGGAATCATTTTTTCAGCTTGATCTGGTGTTTCAAACAATTTTGCATCATTGTAAGGAACATCCCAAGTAGACGAATCCATTAAATCAATACCAGCTTCGGTTAAATATTCCGGGATGCCTCCAGTATTTATAGCACGCGTATTTTTTAAATCATTTATAACTTGTGATAAATCTATTTCATCGGGGCCGTAGTAATTTTCTGCAGTATATCGTTGTGCATCTTCTTCACTAAAAAAAACGTTTCCATCCTGTGTTACATAATCACCATTTTCTTCTTTAATGTAATTTTTTGTCCAATCAGGTACACTAGAAGGTTCTATTAAATCATCTAATTCACTTAATAAACTGTAAGATCCGGGATACAATCCTTGTTGCGTTTTACCCATTTTAGAAAGTAATGAGGTAATTAAAGGCATTATTTACAGTTCTGCATTTGTTCTGCCATCTCGCTCGCGCGCGCTGGTGTCTGTTTTGCCCAACGTGAATCCAGCATTTGGACATGCGCTTCAAAATAATTGGGTGGATCCTCTTGAAGCGCTGCCCACATTTTTCGGAACTTGGAAACTCCTGTCCCCCCAAGCTGAAAAATCATTTCACAAATTATAGTTTTTGCATCATCACTAATTTTTAAATTAGAACACATGTCATGTGTTTGATCAATTGCTGATTGTAAATCTTTTTCTAGTATGTCTTCTAAATATTCTTTGTCATATTTTTTACCGTCTTCCCAATGGTCTTCCACACATAGGTGGCCGTAGCCCACGGTTCTTTTATTTAGGGTATCTAAATAAACGGTATCTCGAAATCCTTCGTGTTTTTTAACTGACTCTAAAAGTTTATCGTAATTCATTATCTATCTAATTTCCTATTCATATTTTTAAGTTCGGTTTCTATAACTGCAATGCGTACTTCAATTTTTGTAAACATCATTAACGCTTCTTCTATACGGTCCATGTCTTTTTCCATGGCAGCTACTTTTTGATTTGTCATTCCCCACATTACACCTAAAGTTAATAATCCACCTATAACTGCAATGTAGTCTTTCATGTTCATGACATCATTCCTTTTTTAGTAAACGGATTATCGTTCATTTGTTTTTGCGGCTTGTTAAATTTTCCATCATTACCCATAACTGGATTTAATTCAACAGCCCCACCTTGACTCATACTGTATTGATTAGCAAGTGCTTGGTCCGTGTTGCCAGTATACAAGGATGCAGCTGCGTTTGAATTCATAACGTTGCTTCCTGTTATAGATGATCCAGTGCTTCCTCCACCACCTGTATAAGCAGCAGTGCCATCTTGATAGGTGTTTTGTTCTGGTGTTATGGATTCTTTTATTGTTTCTGTTACAGGTTGTCTAAGAGGTGCAGGTATTGCATCTACAGCATTTCCTACGCCTTGTAATATACCTGGTACAGCCTCACTAACACTTCGTTGCATATCTTTCATTGCATTGTTATTTAAATTCATCATGTTTCTTTTACGGTTAGCTGATTCCATGTCTTTTACTGTAGCATACCACTCTTCATATTCATCTGGCATTTCTTGAATTAATCGTTCCAAGTTTCTTGTTCGAAGAACTAAAGGTAATGTATCATCCATAGCGTTTTTCCAGTTACGCATACGAATACGGTTAGTTACAATCTTACCTAAATAACGAAAGCCAAAGAAAGGTGCCATCGCTAAGATAGGGGCTACTGCTCCTGCTGCTGTGGATGTACCATAAGCAGTTAACATACCTGCAGCTGGTGAACTAGATTTCATTGCACCTACAGGTCCTTGAAGGACAGTTGAACGTGCAAGGAATGTACTTTGATTAGGCATACCATATTTAAAGATACGATCTAATACTAAATTTAAATCTTCAAAATCTTTATACGTAGGAAGACTACTTGTTACAGCTTTTACTTCTGACCTTGGAATATTACTTGGAATCTTACCCCATAAATCTTCATACCAATTTTCCCATCTGTTTTTTGCTCCATTAAATATTTTATATTCTGGAACAGTTGGACCAGGTAAAGCTTTTTTAAATAGTTCTTGTATTGGAGAACCACTTTTACCAATTCCCATGCCAGCTGCTAATAAATCAGGATTTATATATTGAATACCTTCTACGTCAGACACAGATTTTTTTATAATATTTGTTATGTAATGACCTAAACCAGAATTATATGCTTGTTCTCCTACAATATTTTTTAAAGCTAAAAGATTATCTGGAACAAATGCACCAGTGTCAGTTGACTTGGCTAAAACATTCCATAAATTTTTACTAGCATTAGCTGGGCTTTCCCCTACTGCTACATTAAAACCAAAACGTTTTACATTTGCTAAATTTTTTCCGACATTTGTACCAAACAAAAGCATACCATTTGATAGGAACTGCTCATACTCTGCCCAAAGTTTTGATACATTAGCATAAGGTGTTTTTGATAGGCTACCTACATCTGTTTCAAATGCTTTGTATAATAAATTAATATCATCACCCATGGTTCCTATGTCAGGACTCTTTGCCCAATTTTGATAGTTACTATCTAATGTTTTTTTCAGTGCATACATGTCACCAATTTTTATTTTATTTTGTGCTAATAATTGTGTGCCTGGGACAAAGTTTTCTGGTGCTTGTAAGATTTCTTTATTTAAAAATCTAGCAAACGCTCCATACTTTCTTTGTTCATCCATTCCCATTTTACTATAACGAAATAAAATTTCTTTAGCAGTGTTAACTAATTGTGTTTTATCTACAATAGCACCTGCACTCTTTGCTGCTTGTAAAATTTCTTTATCATATTTAACTGCTTGCTCTCTAAATCCTTTAGCTGTTTTTCCTGCTAACTTAATATAATCAACACCCATGTCAGCTGTCGTAATGTAAGGAGCAAATCTTCCAAGCATTTCCATGGCTCTTACTTTTTGAGCTTCACCGGCTACTTGTATGCCGGCTCTAATAGGACCACCAAATGCAGGTACACGTTGAAACGCATTTACAAACGCTCCAATGTACGGACGACCAGCTACGGAGAAACGAGGAAGGGTAGTTCCAGCTATTTCATCTAACGGTGTATCACCTGGAACAAAAGATTTGCTTTTATTATTTGCAGGGCCTAACCAATTAAATGCTTTACTGTTTATGATATGACTAAATGCTTTACCAATAACTGGTATGTTCATTTGTACTTCTTCTTTAGCAGGAATAGATTTTATATTTCC